GATTTAGGGCCAAAGACAGCATCAGGATTAACTTTTAACTCAAGCACAGATGTATTGTCAGGAACTTTTGCAGGAAATATTACAGGCAATGTAACAGGTAATACTTCAGGCACATCAGGTTCAACCACAGGAAACGCAGCAACTGCAACAGCGTTAGAAACTGCACGAAATATTGGTGGAGTATCTTTTAATGGTACAGCAAATATTGATCTGCCTGGTGTTAATGCCACAGGCACACAGAATACATCAGGACAAGCTAGTACAGTAGCAAGAACTAGAGGTAAAGATTATAAATCAGACTGGGGAAGTTCATCTTCTCCTATATCCTTTGAAGTCAAAGTAATTACTAAAACATCTGCACACCCCTATACAGGCGTAGGCTCTAGTAGTGCATATACAATAGATGGAGTTGAGGGAGCTGTATTAAACTTTGATGGTGCAGATACAGGTAAAACTTATTATTATAGATTTGATCAAGCTGATGCAAGTAATGATGGACACCCTTTAAGATTTTATTTAAACGCTGCAAAAAGCACAGCTTATACAGCTAATGTAACAACAAATGGTACACCTGGTACTGCTGGTGCATACACACAGATACAAGTAGATGAGTACACTCCAAACCTATTGTATTATCAATGTAGCAGTCATGCTCACATGGGTAATTACATACATCATATTTCTAATATGCACAATAGCAATGGCGTGTTGTTTAAAATGCCAACATCAGATGGCTCTGCTGGACAAATAATGCAAACCAATGGTTCAGGTGTTTTATCTTTTACAGCAGCAGGTGGCACAAGCCCAACTGTTACAGGGGTAAGCCCCTCAACAATGGGAAATACTGCAACATCTTTAACAATAACAGGAACGAATTTTGTTATTACACCTAATGTAGAATTTATTAATTCATCAGGCGTTATAACAACCCCAAACAGTATTACAAGAAATTCAGCTACACAGCTTACAGTCAATGTAACATTAGGCACAGATGGGACATATTTTATTAGAGTTGAAAACCCTGATGGTTTAGCAGCTCGTAGCTCATCAGCAATACTTACAGTATCAGATGCACCTACATGGTCTACATCTGCTGGAAGTTTAGGCGAGGTTGCAGCAGGGGCTTCAGTATCTTTAGATGTAGATGCTTCATCAGACTCAACAGTAGCGTTTAGTGAAACAACAAGTGTGCTAACCAGTAATACTGACACACCTGCAAGTACCATGAATTTAACACTTAACTCATCGACTGGTGCAATTACAGGCACAGCTCCTAGCCCAACAAGTGATACAACTTATAACTTTACATTAAGAGCAACAGATGCAGAAGCACAAACAGCAGACAGAGCATTTAGTATAACCATATCAGTAGGTATGAACAATTCAGGACAATTTAATCCATAGGAAAATATAAATGGCAACATCATATTTAACAAGAGCAGCATCAGGTGGCAATCAAAAAACTTATACAATAAGCGTATGGATTAAGTTTGGTAGTTTATATTCACCATTAACTAATCAAACAGCTAATAGAGTTATTATTGGTAGTGATATTTCTGCTGATTCTGAAAACCATGCGACATTATCATTATATAATGATGGCAACTTAAGATTTATGAATTTAACCAGTAATGATTGGGGAACTCATAAACGAACAACAAGAAAACTTTTAGACCCAACATCTTGGTATCACATTGTATGTCGAATAGACACTACTCAATCAACAGCAGACAATAGAGTTAGACTATATATTAATGGAGTACAAGAAACATCTTTTGAGGGAACAAATGCAACACCTGACCAAAACGAAGATACAGGAATGTTTAGATATCAAACTGTAATTGGTGCAAGAAAAAGCTCATCTCCTGATGATGTTTGGGTTGGCAACTTGGCTCACATGCACATATGCGAGGGATATAGTTATGCTCCTACTGAATTTGGAGAAACAGACTCTACCACAGGAGAATGGAAAGCAAAGCTAAATCCATCTGTAAGCTATGGAGCTAATGGTGCTTTTTTAAAATTTGAAAATGCTGGTGCATTAGGTACTGACTCAAGTGGAGAGGGGCATAATTTTACTGTTGTTGGAGATTTAAAACAATCGCCTGACACACCTAGTAATAACTTTTGTATATTAGATTACAACCAAGCATTAGTACCATATAGAATAAGATATGCTGGTACTAGTTTTTGGGGTGGCACATCTAATGCTACTAGTGCAACGGGCACACAAATGATGAAAAATGGTAAATGGTATTTTGAACTAAAAACAACAAACGATAACACTCAATCAAATGGAACGACTATAGGTATAGTAAAAAATGGTACTTATGCTTCAAAAGCATGGAGAACAGAGGGGGCTAATGGAATTCCAGGAAATATCTCAAGTTCAAATGGTTGCGAGGGTATTAGTTATCAAGCACAGACTAGCACACCAAATATTTTAGATGCTGGTGGTGGTGGCACAGTAAACTATGGTGTTCAAGCAAGTGCTAACGATATCATTATGTGTGCCTTTGATTTAGATAATGGCAAGATATGGTTTGGTAAAAATGGCACATGGTTCAATGCACCTAGTACATCTAGTGCTGGAGACCCAGCAAATGGAAATTATCCCGGATTATCTTTTGCTAAAGGCGATGACTTTTGGGGTGTTAATGGTACAGGAGTAGTCAATGCTGCTCAAAATGCTAACATGGAACACTATGTCAATTTTGGAAATGGATACTTTGGGAATACTGCAGTATCAAGTGGCAATTCAGATGATGCTGGAATTGGTACTTTTGAATATGATGTACCAGCTGGATTCTATGCAATCTGCACAAAGAATATTAAAGATTATGGATAGGAGAATATAGCATGGCATTTACAACAATAGCAAAACCATCAGTACACTTTGACTGTCCTACATGGGTAGGGAGCGATAGCGTAACCACCATTAGTGGCATGGGTTTTAAACCTGATTCACTTTGGATTAATGGATATGAGGGTGGTGACCACCCAGTCTTAAATAATTCAACAGAGGGTACAGGTCAAAATTGGTCGCCATCAGGCAACAATGCAAACCATACAACAGTTAAGGTAGCTAGTTATACCTCAGATGGATTTACTCTAACAGGGAATATAGCAGACACTAATGATGCTAGTAATAAATATGTAGCAGCTTGTTGGAAAGCAAATGGTGGAGTCACCAGTAGTAATACTTCAGGCAGTATTACAAGCACAGTACAAGCTGACACAACATCAGGTGTATCAATAATTCAATGGACTGGCACAGGTGCAAATGGCACGATTGGACATGGACTCGGAGTAGCTCCAAAAGTAGTTATTACAAAATCTACTGCTACTGCTGACAAAGGATTAATGTTAAATATGGGCAAAACTATTGTAGCTGATCCTGAAACAGACCAAATTCAATTTGCTGCAACAAGTGATGGTGATGATGATGCTGATGCTTGGAATGATACAGCACCAACATCTAGTGTCATTTCTATAGGCTCTAAATCTCTTGGTAATGCAAGTAGTCAAACCTGTATTGCCTATGCTTTTGCAGAAGTACAAGGGTTTTCTAAGTTTGGATTCTATGTAGGCAACGAAAATGTTCAAGGGCCTAAAATATATTGTGGATTTAAACCTAGATGGATTCTTATAAAAGGTTATACATATGCTGGAGATGATTGGATGTCTAAATCATCAGGTTTAACAGGTTATGGATTAGGTGGAGCAAGAACGAGGTCGGTAATTTGGAATCGTGCATATCGAGCTACTAATGCAACAGTACAATATGAAAGCAATGGATTTAGAATCTTAACAGCAGACTGGAAAATAAACAAACAAGATGCTGTATTTATTTACATGGCTTTTGCTGAGATGCCAATGGTCGGAACTAACGGAACAATAGCACTAGCTACATAGGAGAAAATTAAATGGGATTAGAAACAGGAACATATATATCAGACTTAAATAGCTCAAACCCAGTAGCTGGTGATCCAGTTAACGAGGGTGATGATCATATAAGACTAGTAAAATCTACAGTTAAAGCAACCTTTCCTAGTATTACTGGGGCAGTATCAGCAACACACACAGAACTAAACTTACTAGATGGCGTTACAGCAAACACAACAGAATTAAATTATGTAGATATAACTACGTTGGGCACAGCACAAGCATCTAAAGTAGTAACAGTCGATGCTAGTAAAGATTCAACAGGTATTAGAAATTTAACTGTATCAGGAACTATAACCATAGGATCTAACACAGCAACAACTTTACAAGCTGTATATCCAGTAGGTTCTATTTATATAAATGCAGCAGTAGCTACTAATCCTGGAACATTATTAGGTTTTGGTACTTGGGCAGCTTTTGGAGCTGGTCGAGTTATAGTGGGTTTAAACGCAGCAGACAGTGATTTTGATACAGCACAAGAAACTGGTGGTTCAAAAACACATACTTTAACAACTGCTGAATTACCATCACATACACATACAGTAAGTATTCCTTCATCAGAAAATGGTGGAAGTTCTAATGACCACGCTTTATTTCCTGATGGCACTTCTAGTGGTGAAACTTTTACTACAGCAGCTACAGGTAGTGGTTCAGCACATACTATTGTTCAACCATACATTGTTGCATATATGTGGAGAAGAACTGCGTAATGGCAACCTTTCAAGTATTAAATCCGAAAGGAATGATTAAAGATACAAATGATACTGTATTACCTAATGAGTATTTCTCACATACACAAAACGCTAGATTTGAAGATAACGCAGCTAAAAAAGTATTAGGTCAAGATCAAGTCTTTGGAACACCGACTGTAGCCCCCTATTTTGCCCTAAATTGGTCAACAGGAGCTAATAACTACTGGTTTTATGCTGGTTCAGCTAAAATCTACAGATACGATGGTTCTAACCATACTAACTTTACAAGAGCATCAGGTGGAGATTACTCTACTAACTTGACAGCTTCAGGCAACTGGACTGGTTCTATTTTTAATGGATTGGCTATTTTAAACAACGGAGTAGATGATCCACAATGCTTGGCAACAACAGGTGCTGGTGCATTTACTGATTTAACTAACTGGCCATCGAGTACAACTTGCAAAGTAATAAGACCTTTTGGTAATTATTTAATAGCTTTAAACATGACTGAGTCTTCTACTAATCTACCTAATAAGGTTAGATGGGGAGATGCAGCAGAAAATCTTACATTACCTAGTTCTTGGACAGCATCTAGTACAAACGATGCAGGTTCAGCAACAGTAGGTGATGCAGGTGAATTTATTGTAGATGGATTTCCACTTAAACAATCTTTTATAATATATAAGGAAAACACTACATACATTATGACCTTTACAGGCGGTAATCTAGTATTTGACATTAAAAAGCTATTTGATGACTCAGGTGTTTTGTCAAGAAATTGTGTAGCAGAATTTAATGGTAAGCATTTTGTAGTAACTAATGGTGATTTGATTGTCCATAACGGAGTATCTAAAAACTCTGTTGCAAGTACAATCATTAAAAGAACATTATTTGAAGAAATAGACAGCACTAATTATGCAAACATATTTGTAACTCATAACAAACAAAAAAATGAAATATGGGTATCTTACCCAACAGTAGGTTCAACATTCTGTAATAAAGCCTTAATATGGAACTATGAGTCTAGTGCTTTTAGTTTTAGAGAACTGCCTGATATTTTACATATAGCAACAGGTATAGTAAATCCAGGTTCATCAGCAGTCTTATGGTCAGGTCAATCACAAAGTTGGATAGCCTACAGCACTACTGAGAACTGGGGTCAAAGAAACTTTAACCCAACAGAAACTAGCATTTTAATGTCTAGTACAGGAGATACTAAGCTATACAGAGCAGACAATGGATTTGATTTTGCAGGATCTGACTTTACTATGATCTTGGAGAGAAAAGGATTAACCCTTGATGGTAATACTAATACAGTAAAACAAGTAAGAAAGATTACCCCAAGGTTTTCTAGCACAGGAACTGCTGAAGTATTTGTAGGAAGTTCTATGACCCCTGATGGTACATATACCTACAAAACACAGCAAACTATAGACCCTGACACACAGAATAAGGTAGATGCTAGAGCCACAGGTAAATACATAGCTATTAAGTTCCAAAACACAACAGCTACAACTTTTGAATTAAACGGATATGATATAGAATATGAGGTAATAGGAGAACGCTAAATGTCA